ACATTGCAAAATTTTTTAAGATATGCCGAATTAATGGAAGCACATAGATCTATTAGTGTTTCATGGTCAAAATTCGGTAGAAATATTTCGGTTGAATTAGCACTTGATACAAAAAGAAGAAAACATGCCGGTGATTTCTTAAAAATATGTCGTGCTGAATTTGATCGTTTAATCGAACAAGCACCTTCTGTTGATAATACAATTATTTCTAATTTTAATAAAAAGTTTAAAGATACTGAAATTATTAGACCGGAAATATGTAATGGCTTACATAAATGTAAGATTTATAAACCATCACAAGAAGAAAAATTAGCAGAAGTTTTAGCAAGTGCTGGTGGTAAACTATTAACAAAAAGAAAAGATCATTTTAAATCTTCAAAATCATGGAAAAGATCAGATGCCGATAAATCAAAGGAAAAAAGAATATCCTATTCTGAACCATTAGATTGTATAAAAGAAACAAATGATTCCGATAAAAATTTTAATGATGAAGCAACACAATCGGTCTCAAATACTCAAAATATTACTATAGAAATTGATGAATTAAAACAAGGACATGATTTAGATGAATTTATCGATGGTATAAATTCAAACCCTTAAATTTGAATTATTTTATTATTAAAAGTAAATGTTAAGTTCAAATATTGTAAGAAATAAAACAATATTTGTAAATATAATGAGCAAATCAGAACCTGCTATATTTAAAATTCCTGCTATATTTAAAATTTATACAGACGGCGGTTGCCTTAATAATGGGAAAAAAAATGCTATTTGTTCTATTGGAATACATTTTCCTAAAAGAAATTTATATCCAATTAATGATGTAAGTAGAGTGCTTGATGTTCAAAAAGCATCAAATAATGTTGCCGAATTAACCGCCATTAAAGAAGCTCTTGAGATTTATTCAAATGAAGATATCAAAATACCTCTTAATATTTATTCTGATTCTAAATATTCTATGAATTGTATTACTCAATGGTATCCTAATTGGAAAAAGAAAGGTATTGTTGAAACCAAGAAAAATCATGAATTAATTACTGATATTGTAAATATTTATCAAGAAATGAATAAAAAAACAGAAGTTAATTTTAAATATATTGAAGCACATACAGGATATAATGATGAAGATTCTATTGGAAATTCTATTGCTGATCAATTAGCTAGTCAAGCTCTTAAGGGATATTCTAATAAATTTGATTTAATCAATAAACCTAAAAAAAATAAAGACTTAAAATCAAAACCAAGCGATATTTCTAAATATTTCTCATGAATCATAATCTCTCCAAAGAACAACAACTACTCCTTCAACAAAATCTGACTTATGAAGTTTATGAACAATTTATGTCATTATTTCCAACAGATGAATTTCTACCTGAAGATTGTCAACAAAGAAATGAATATATTCTTAAAACTATGAAAGCACATACTTACTGGGGTGAAATTAAAGGTTGGGGTGATAAAAGAGTTTATAAAAATATTGCTTGGTGTGATTCTTTTAATATTTATTCTTTATTTACTGGAACTACAAAGAAAGAACTTTTAGAATTTTTAGATAATTTTAGATATTCTATGTCTTTTAAAGATGAATTCTTATTATCTGTTTCTGATAATGTTGATACAAGTAGTATGAATATATGCGGTAACTGTTATTATCATTCTGAATTAAAAGAAGAAAATATTATTATGCCTTGTATAAATTGTTCTGAATCTAATGGATGGATTTTTAAAGAGAAAATATGTCTGGGAGGATCTCCTTATGGTGATTCAGATGGTAATATCTTCAAACATATAGAAAATACACCAGAAGAACTTGCTGCCATAATATTCAATGATAAAACACCTTCCCATCAAGAAAGATTAGAATTATTGCCTTCTCATGTAGCAAAAATTTATCAAGGATTCTTAGATAATTAATCTTTGATAAATTTGATTTATATTATTTTTTATTCTAAACATTCGAAATGGAATACTATAAGATTAAGATTCGGATTAAAGAAAATGGTAAATATAAATGGAGGGCTACAATATTTTATCCATTTAAAAAACCTATTTTAGCAAGAACGATTGGTTATCTACCACAATCAACAATAGATGATCTACCTACAAAAAAAGAAATTATTAATCATCTTAAGTCACGGGGTAAAATTCATTCTCTTTAATTATCAACTTGTGGACTATCATCTGAATCTGATTCCGATTCTGATTCAGCCCAAAATGTAATACCCAAATGGTGTGCTATAATTCTAATTTTCTCATACAATTTTTTATCTCTTAATTCAATTAATCCTACTTCTGATAAAAGTTTATTTATTCTTAATGTCATAGAATTTTCTGAATTTGTTCTTGGAGACCATGGAGCTGCTTCAATTCCGAATGCTGTCATTTCACAATCAGAAACCATTCGAATCAAAGATTTTGATTTTTCACAATGTGGCCATGTTGACATTTATATTAACTAATATTTTTATCTAATACTTATTATGAATAAAGGCGGAACACCTAGTAATTGTATTATAACTGTTAATAAAAAAGAAATTATTAAAGAATATAAAGTCGGCGCATATAAAGCTTTTATGAATGAACTATTTGTTTATCTTTTTGCTAAAGAAAAAAAAATACCATTTATTCCTAAATTATTAAGTTATGATTTAGAAAAAAGAAAACTAGTAATAAAAAAAGTAGGGGAATCTTTATATGATTATTGTAAGGAAAAAGAGTGCGATTACACAACTTTTTTCCCTAAAATAAAAAAGATATATGAAAAATTAATAGATTTTGGTCTTTATCATAATGATATGAGATGGAAAAATATTTTATATGATTATAAAACAAAAAAATTTTATTTAATCGATTTCGAATTTACGGGTCTAATATACAAAGATAAAGACGATGAAAAAATTGTTGATAAAATGAAAGATTACAAAGGAGGAAAAAAAAACTTAACAAAACGTAATAAGAATAAGTTTGATAAATATATTGGTAAAGTAATACAATTAAAACTCCCTAAAAATTATAGACCTAGATATTTTTGGATAGTTAGAAAAAAAGATAATAGATATATTATTCGATCACCTAAAATAGGTATATTATTAAATGATTTGAATAAATTAAGAGATAAAGATTTTGGCCCTGAAAAATTAATGCCTACAGAAACAAAATTATCTTATGAATCATAATTAGGTAATATTTTTGAAATTTTTAATTCTGACGATCCTCCTCTTCCATGTTTATCATCTTTCATTGTTTTAGTATCTACCGTCCAATATACTTTTTTTGTTAATTTATCTTTACACAATAATAATAAAATATATTCTCCATTTCCTGGTGGATCAATTGTATAATTTTTACCGATATTCATTATTTCAGTTAGTAAACTTGCCATTAATCTACCATGACTGAAAATAGCTATATCTGTTTCTTTTCTTTCTTTAAGAAATTCTAATATTTTTTTAGATCTTTTACGTAATAAAAAAATAACATCTCTAAAATCTTTTTTTATTTCTAATCCTGATTTAGGACCATTTTGAGTTTTAATAAGAGAAAAATCTACATTTTTAAATAAATTTTCTGTTACTTCTATTTTACCTCGATGATTACATTTATGATGATTATTTACTTCTCTTAAATTTTCATATGATAATATATCTATTTTTATTTTGTTTGATTCTATTGCTATTGTAGCTGTCTGTAATGTTCTTTTTAATGGAGAAACAAAAGCTATTTTATTTTTGGAATTTTTTAACCAAGATAAATCAATTTCTTTAGCATCTTCTTTACCATTTTCAGTTAATAATGAATCTTTAATAAAACTCTTACTTGATCGTTTTCCATTTGGTAATATTTTTCCTTTTGGATCTTCTAAATTATGTTCTGCTTGACCATGTCTATATATTCTAACTTGTTTTAGTACTTGACACCCATAATCATCTAAATTTTTTTTATTATAGTTTTTTCTAGTTTTTATATTTGACATATATAATATAATATATTTTTTAAGCAATCATATCAGCTTTAATTGTTGGATAATAATTATAATCTTCTAATACAAAATTTTTTTCATCAATAATATCTATATCTGTTATCTTTTCTTTTAATGATAATTTAGGAAATTCTAATGGAATTCTAAATATCTGTTCTCCAATTGCGTCTATATGATTTATATATATATGCGCATCCCCCAATACATGATGGAAATATCTTGGTGTATAACCCGTTATTGATCCCACTATATGTAACAATAGAGAATAACTTGCTATATTAAATGGAACACCTAAAAACATATCTCCTGATCTTTGATAAAGTTGAGCGTCAATAAATTCTTTTTCTATAGAAAATTGAACCATTACATGACATGGTGGCAATGCCATTTTATCAATATCAGAAGCATTCCAAGCTGATAGAATTATTCTTCTTGAGTTGGGATCTGTCTTAATTAAATTAATAACATTCTGAAGTTGATCTTCACCTTCACCTGTATAATCACTATACCTATCAAAGTATTTAGCACCAAAATGTCTCCATTGGAAACCATAAACTGGTCCTAAATCATTTTCTTCATAAGGTAATCCTCTTGATTCTAAAAATTCTTTAGAACCATTTTGATCCCAGATATGAACTTTATTTTTATTTAAGATATCATTATCGGTACAGCCACTAATGAACCAAAGTAATTCTCTCAAAATAGTTTTAAAAGGCATTCTCTTAGTAGTTAAAAGGGGGAAGCCTTTTCTAAGATCAAATTTCATTTTTTCACCAAATTGAGAAATAACCTTAGAATTTCTTGAATCTTTAATATTATTTTTATAGAGGATATCTTTCATAAGCTCTAAATATTGATTCTCATCTTTATTAATATTTAATTCTTTTTGATATATATTAAAATTTACTCCATGATAAGACAAAGTAGGTATTTTTAAAGTATGCCATTCAATATATTCTTCAAATAAAGAATTTGGCTTTATTTCTTCCGAATCAATATAACGGCTTGTAAGTTTCTTAAAATATTTATCTGTTGATATTGTAAAATTTAGTTCACTAAAAGGTTTATAATCAATTTGAGGAAGACTACAATTTATATTTGTTTCATATATAATATCAATTTGTTCATAATAGTTTTCATAAACATAATTATAAAGCTGAGAACCACCAATTATGAATTTTTTACCTAACATATTACCTTTAAATTCTTCAGTTGATAGAAAATCATAACACGTTTTAAAATCTTTATATACTAAAAATTCTCTTTTATCTTCTTTTAATTCATTAAAATGATTTTTTGATATAACAATATTGATTCGATTTTTTAATGGTTTATAATCTTCTGGTATCGATAACCATGTATTATAACCCATTATAACTATATTTTTTTGATCTTTAATATATTCTTGTGTTGTAGTTTTTTTAAAATGTTTAATATCATCTTTGATATTAAACAATAGATCATTATTGATTCCAATATAATTCTGATTATTTTTACAATAAATTAAATTCAATTTCATTTTATTTTATAATTTTTTTATTTTTAAATAGGATTAAATTTATTTATAAGATAATATAATAATGACCAAAAAATATTGCCCACCCAATACTTTCTGTATTGATGATGAAAATATTATTCAATTATTAGGTATTATTATTATTGTAATAATTATTATGTATTTTCTTTATAATAATTATTATGATAAAAAAACTATTAAACCACAAGAAAAAAAACAAGAAATAATAATCAACAATAATATTGATAATGATGATAAAAATTTACTAGAACCACCGGGTAGAAGATATTTTGGTAGAGGTGTTCCCATCAATATAAGAACAAGAGGTGAGCCAAATAATTATTCGCAAATTGGAATATTAACATCAGAAACAAATCCAGAAAAAGTGTTACCGTTGTTTGGAAGACAAACTTATAGTGGATCAAATTTATGGAATTATTATTCAGCCCTTGACTCAAATTTAGCTACAAAAATTCCTATACAAAAAAATAGAGATTGTATAGGCACACATGGATGTTCAGAAATAAATAATGATGATACAATAAATCTAACTAATTCACAAGAAAATTATAATGTTCAGCTTTACCCTTACAATGATATACAATATATACCATATGTTTAATCTTCTTTCTTATCAAATGGTTCATCTATAATTTCTCCATCTGATTCATCTTCTGATTGATTAAATGAAATACCATTTATCATTGATTGGACTTCAATAATCCTTCTACAAAATACTATTGATTGATTACAAAAGTTTGAAAAAGAATCATTAAGACTATAAAAAAATCTATTACATTTATTTTTTTGATATCTCTGATATTCGATAATATACATATCATCAATACTTTTAAGATAATTACTAAAGAATTTATCCTTTTCTAAATCTTCATTTAGATGAGCGTTTTCATAAATATTACTTACACTTAAATCAATTTTATTTAAAAGACTATCTTTAACATTCAAAGAACAATCATGATACAAACAATAAAGTAATGTTGAAATAATTGTATGCTTAATTTCATTGTTATTCAAATCCTGGAAATCGGTTTCATTATTAATATTTAATGAATTTTCATATAAAATCAAATTATCCTTTTCATCCAATGTTGATAAAACATTGAGATTGTTTACTACAATACTATCTAAATCCATTTATATTTAGATAATATTAAATTTTTAAGTATTTACAAAAGTATTTTATAAAGATTAATTATTTAGTTCTTCATTTTGCTCATAAGAGGATCAAAAATATACTTAACAGCTACTACAAGGAGAACAGCATAGACAAAGGAGTGGAAAATAAGGATGTTATTTCCACTTAAGTTTAAGTTTACTAATTTCCTGAGATTACTGTCTACAAACTTAAATACGGCAGGGTTAGCTACAACGTAAAAAAGAACACCAGCTACAACAGCAATTTGGACGAGTTTTTCATTGAAAACATTTGAAAGGGCTCCGGTTACATCAGAATGGAAAGGCATTTTATAATATTGAATAGAAAAAAATTTTAAGCAATTAAATAATTTTTATTAATAAATAAATTCTCAAAAAATACAAATCCATTATTTTCCAAAATTTCTTTCATAGAAACAAAATTTTTATCCGTTTCATATAAAATTACATCAAAATTTATTTCCTTAAAAATATTCCAAATTTCAGTTTTATAATTAAATAAAAATAAATTGAAATCTTTATCAAAATCTTTTATTTTCTTTATAATTACTTTTTCTTTTTCTTTACTTTCGATTATGATATTTTCTTTTTCATTTGAAAAATTATCAATAATTTTTGAATTTAATCCTAAAAGGGAAAAATCTTTCTTAAATATTTTTTTAAGTCTATATTGAATTTTATTATGCTTTAAAACAATAGTTTTTAAATATTCGGGTTTATCAATTACTTTTCCATCTAATTTAATTTCTTTATATTGAAAATCATTTACATTATGCATATTAATAAATTTTATACAATCATAATAATTTTCCATTTTTCTATCATTACCTTTATTATAATGAAAAGCATTTGCTTCATTATATAAAACATGCCAATCAAAACCACATTTTTTCCAAAATTCTTTTGTATGTAATAATGTTCCCTCAAAAGCCCTCAATGATTCTTCTGTTTTATATATTTTATCATTGAAATAACATAACATAGAATCACAATAAACACATTCTAATTTACTTTTTTGTAAAAACTTTAGTTTGCGTTTCAAAACTTTCGGATCATAATGAGCATCAAAATCCAAATGTAAAATATAATCATATTCTGTTAATCCAACACCATAATCTCTTTTAAAACCATTTGGTAATGTATTTGTTTTTAAGAAATAATCTTTTAAAAATTTATTCTTTTCTTCATCTTTTTCTTTAAAATCTATCTTTTCTAAATATTCTTTAGAATTATCCATATGAATATAAATTACATTCTCTTCTAATGGAAATAAATCCATATTAGAATTATCTGAATCATCTATAATTATCCATTCTAATTTATCTTTCGGATATTCTAATGAATGATAATTATTAAGAAATATCGGTATTAATTCAGTATATTCATCCATTAAAACTACAATCGAAACATTCGGTAAAGTATCAGTTATTTCTGTCATTTCTTAAAATAATGAAATTATTTTTATATATTTTACTTATATATGAAAACTTTAAAAAGAACTTCACGAAGACGTAAAAATCGTGAATCTAGAAAACTTGTAACAGATAAATCAATTAAAAAACGTTCTGAAAAAATAAGAAAAGTTTCTGTAAATAAATATAATATTTATATCATTTGTAAAGATGAAGAAAGTTTCTTAAAAAGATCTCAACCTTTACAAAAAAAATATAAATCTAAAATTTGTAATATTCAATGGATTCCAGCAGAATATTTAACATTGACTCAATGTAATAAATCTTTATTAAAAAAATTAAAAACTTTACATAATACAAAACAAAAAAGAATTATGGCCACTTTAGGTGTCATAGCAGCACATAGAAAGGCTTTATTATCTATTTATTCTAATCAAACCGATAATAATATTATTTTAGAAGATGATGCTTTATTAATGAATGCTTTACCTTTACCTCCAAAAAAATCATGCTTTATTGGAGGTTGGATAATTCCCCCTAAAATAACACAGATAGGCAAAGTTAAATTAAATATAAAACCTAAGAAAGGTTTAAATAAAATAGATTTTGATACATTTAAAATACTTTGTTCACATTCATTATTTATTAAAACACATGAAGAAGCTACAAAATTATTAGATATGACTATACAACCTGAAAAACTTAAAAATTATGATATTTTCCTTTCTGATACGAAATTCTTTGATTCATATTATTATCCTTCTTTATTTGTTCAAGAACAAACAATAGAAGGTAATAAAGTTGTTAAAAATAAAAGGAATTATGGAAGAACTTATAATTATGGATTATAATTTATTTTATTTTACTATGCCCCGATTTTGTTAAAAATCTTGGATCAATTGTATCGGGACAATTTATTAAATTTTCTCTTAAATAACAAACAAATGTTAGCCTCGTATATAATTTATCTATACCTACTGTCCCCACTTCAACATTATCATGATAAGCTTTCGGTATAGATACATTATATTTTTTGTCTTCTTCTGTTTCATATATATCGGTATTACTATGCCACTGATGTACATCCATGGCTAAGAAATCATTATTCCTTACATCCACTGCCACTCCAAATTGAGGAAATATCGTATAACCACCATGATATTTACCTCTCTCTATAACTGAAAGATTACCAAAACCTTCACAAAAATCACCTTTATCTCTATGAAGAGCTGTTCTAAAATTACGATTAATAGTTATAGTAGAGAAACTTGTTCCCGGTATCTTTAAATGGGGTTTTTTATTTGCCCTTTCAAGTTGTTTACAATGACAATTAGGAACTAATTTTTTATATAATGAATCAATTTTTTGTAAAAATGGCATACCAGCATTATATTGATCGAAGTAAGTCCTTGTAAAATGAGTTAAACGACAAGGTAATTCACAAAAATTTTTATTTTCAGCAAAGAACCCTATAGGATTTGAAAAAACTTGATTGTTTACTCTCATTTTAGATTGTTCTCCATCTGATTTTAAATAACTTGTTGACCATTTTTTAGTAGCTACTAATTTTCTTTTTTTCCAGTAATCATTTTTATCATCAATAGGACCAGCACTTGCTCCTCTACCTCTACTTGGTTTTGCTAAATCTTTATAATTTAGCCATCCTAATTTAATTTCATTATCTGTTAGAGCTTTCTTTCTATATTTTAATAATAATTTCTCTTCACCACATTCATCTTTATAATAAATATCAATATTACTTTGAATAACAGGATATTTCATATAAGATTCATCAATAAAACAACCTTCTAATGCTTTTGTTTCTTTATCAGTTAAAACTTTCTCAACTATTAATTTCTTTATTCTTGGCATTTAATTAAAGTAAGATAAAAAAAATATAATTTATCCTTTAAAATATTAGCGACAATTAATTAAAATATATAAAATCAAAACTATAACAATTCCTATTAATATTTTATTACCATAATTACTTTTACTTTCACTATATTTTTTATTATAAATCTTAATTACTTCATCGAATGAATATATTCGTTTATTATTTTTCTTATTAACTTCATTATGAATATCAATTAACCATTTTGTTAATTTATCTTTTGATTCTAATGCTTCATCTA